AGAAAAAAGGTTACTGCTAAAATAATTATAGAAATATACAGTTCAGAATATAAAAATAAAAATTCTGTCATAACTTTATTTTAACAGATATAAAAATTAAGCATTTGCACCATCAATAAAATATAATACAAAAGATAACATAATTAATATGATACCAATAAATATCTTTCTATCATCTTGAAATAATATCGAAAACAATTTTATTCGATATTCCTTTGAACTTAAATATTTGCGATCTGAAAAAAGTAAAGATAATTCGTTTATAATATTTATAACAGTTTGTATTGTTCCATTATATAATTCTATTATTGTGTAATCATATATATATTTTGGCGTATACACATCTTCTTTTTCCAAAGGTAAAATCTCCAATATTTTGTTTATTTTTTGTTCAATTGTTTCTTCAATCAATTTATTTATTTTATCTTTGAGTTTATTTGCGTCGGTACCGTAATTTATTTCATTTATATACTCTTTATCTTTATTGTCTGTAGACATTATTCTAACATTTACAAAAGATTTTTAAAGATACAAATAAATCCCACAATCAAACGCTGTTAAATATAACTCATTAAGTCAACATTTGCAATAAAATTTCGTCTACAGCAATATCTTGTAATTCCCAATTCATTTAAAATTTTTGATGTATGTATTTTATCAAAATCTTTGAAAACTTCATCGGTATTTATATCATTATTTTTTTTCATAATTTCGACCTGATTGTTATAATAATCTATTTTATCGGCAATAACCTTTCCACAAGTAAAGCAACGAATTGGAATAATCATTTGATACGTGTAAAGTTATATATCTTATATATACATCATTTTTTATTTTTTGTCTTATATATATTTTGATGGTTTAGAAATACATGATTCAAGCATATCTTGATCATACTTATGAACATTAATTGCATTATTTAAGATACTAGAGTTTTTAGAAATAATTCCATCACCTTCGTGTATTTTTTCACATGCTTTATACATAAATTCTTTAGATTTTTCAAAATTTTCTACTCTGTAATAAATTAAACCCATTGTGTGTAAAATGTCGGGATTGTTAAGATGTTTTTGTGATTCATAAATCTTTTCAGCCTCAATTATATCATTTTTAGAAACGTTATCTTGCTTTGATATATTAACTAATTTAACATATTCAACATTCTGAAACAGAAAGTTTGAAGTATTTACAGAAGAAGTAAAAATACCAATTTTAGAACCTTCCAATAATGTGTGTTTATTAAGAACATATGATTTTACATGAGGATTATCATTCAAATATTTTGAAATACCAACTTTAAGATTATATTTAAAAACTTCAAGATATTTGTAAAGGTTTTCTGCTAATTGTGGTTTAATAAAGTAAGAACTTTTATTTAAAAGCACCTTATAACTATTTTTTAATAAAACAAGTGACAACTCTTTATCATTATTTATATTGGCAATACATGTGAAAAGAATATCATATTCATTTAATTCTGCATTCAAAAGTTTTTTAATCATTTCTTCAATATTTGCGATGTATATTTCATTTATTATGACATCATCTTCTACAATAAAATGATATTCGTCATTTCTATTTTCATTTTCCATAATTAATTTATAAATACTTCTATGAATTTCTATATTCGATATCTGGTGAATATTCAATGGTGTTATCAATGAATTAAACTCGTCTTCTTCTTTTTCTTTATCATAATTAACGCGTTTATTTAAAGATTCAATAGTTTGTGAAACATAGATTGGTGATGGTTCGCTAATAATATTTAATTTGAGCATAAACTTATATTTTTCAGCATATTTTTGCATTAATTTTTCAAATATTTTCATGTATTCTACTCTTTGTTTTAAATTTTCATAATGAACTATATATACATTTAAAATCTTCATAATATTCTTTGTATATCAATATATTTTTTACGTTTATATATTGTTTATTAGTTTAACAATAAAGGAGGTATATCTTTAACATCGTGTTCATTCATGATTACTACTAACTGTGATTCCAAAGTTTTAGAATAACCATTTATAAAATTTATTTCTTCTTCTAATTTTTCCATTTCATCGACGTCTTTTTCTGTATAATTATAAGAAGAATCCGTTAATAAGTTTAATTGTTCTATTAATGGTTTTTTCTTTTCATGCATTTTTTTTATTTGATGATATAATGTCATTATATTTTCAAACGGTGTAGGGTAAGATGTTTTTTCAAATTCTTCTTGTGTTTGGCTTATGATAACATTAGATGTTGTAGAATCCATTTTTATATATTTTTAATGAAAAATCTTTAAGTAATAATTTTATCATATGATATATAAATAGATTATCAATGAAAAAAATCATTGAAATATGGTATGATTCAAATGGTAAAAAACAGTATAAATATAATCCAGAATATACCAAAATACAATCTCAAAACAAATTTGATAAGATAATGAAACACCATCGTTTATTCACACAAATTGTGAAGGATATTCATAAAAACCTTAAATCAAAGGATTTTAGAATCAAACAAATTGCAATGATATTGTATATAATGATACATTGTGGATTTAGAATTGGAAACAAATTTTATGAAAAAAACTATAATTCATATGGAATTTCTACGATGAAAGCAAAACACGCATTCCTTGTAAAACCAGGCACAATTAAATTTGATTTTATAGGTAAAAAAGGTATTCGAAATGTAGACATTTGTAAAAATAATACTATATATAAATATATTTCAAATACAGTTGCCCATAAAGGTAAGAATGATTATATATTCAATGATATATCATCGAGTGATGTAAATTCTTATTTAAGACAATATGGTGATATTTCGTCAAAGGATTTGAGAACATGGATGGCGAATGTTTTGTTTTTGAAGTATTATAAAGACAATTGTCATGTAAATAAAAAAAATATAATAAAACATTCGATTGAATTTGTTTCCAAAAAACTTCATAATACGGTATCAATTTGTAAAAAAAGCTATATTGACAATAAACTAATTCAATACATAACACAAAAAATAAAAAATGATGATATAAAATTATAATATGTTTATTAAACAGAAATTGATAATGGAAATAAATACTATTTTCAATAATGTCAAAGATATGCTTATAGATAGGGGAGATAATGTAGATGAATTTGTTGAACATTTCACAGGAATTGATGTAGACGAATTTTATAATGACAAGAATATAATAGAATTCCATACTTCGTCTACAACTATCATTTTCGCACTCACAAAGAAACTCAAAAATTTTATAACAAATGAACTAAAGGAATATTCCAAAACTGATATTTCTCAATTTATCGAAAAATACAATGGTAAAAATAATGTAATATTGATTTTCAACAACGACACTATATCAACACCAATTACGCAGCAATTAAATTCATATGATAAACTATTTCAAAAAAAAGGTGGGATTCTTCAATATTTTCAAATTAAAAATGTAATGTTCAACCCAACGCGCCATCATCTTGTTCCAAAACATATTAAACTTACAAATGAAGAAACACTCGAAGTAATGGAAAAAAATCTCATCAAAGGAAAATCGCAATTTCCATATATACTACATACAGATGTAATAGCCAAGTGGATTGGTCTGAAACAAGGAGATGTTGTCAAAATTGAAAGATATAACGAAAATAGTGGATTATATTATTATTATAGGGTTTGTGTTTAAAAATAATTTATTTGTTTTTATCATTATTTTTTTATAAAGAATAAGTAAAAGATACATTATCAATGTCTGTGCAAAATAATTTAAAGGAAGATATGCGGGCATTTTATAATTCATGGTTTTCAGATCAATCAAATGGCGGCATTTTTTCATTTTTAAATTCCAACAAAGATGCATCGTATGATAATATATTTAGTAATTCGAATATGGATTTGAAATTATTCGAGAATATGATTCATATGTTATTTACTGTAGATATCCAAAAACTTGCAGATATGTATAAGAACAACAAAGCAATTTTTTCGAATAAAAAATTATTAGAAAATTACTTTGAATTTTTTAAAAATATACACGCTTTGTTATTTATATCAGGTATTTTAACGAGCACTATAGTAAATAACAAAGGTTTTGTAGAATATAGTTCGATTACAACGATTATATTCAAACCACTAACAAAGAATGAAAAATCACAGAGTGTCAATGATTTGCAATTTGAATTCAATGATAAAACATTAACTATATCCACTATGTTGAATTACAGTTTCACTTATCAAAAAAATTCTCAAAATGATAATTTATTAATCAAACCATATTTAGATTATTTATTATCATTTAACCAGTATAACTATATTGATAAAATCTCTGCGTTTTGCCTCGTAACATTTTTCATATGTTCTTATAACGAGTTCTATATCGAAATGATGAACTATTATTTAAATGACAAGCAAATAGATACTAAAGAGTTATTGCTGAACGGATTTATCAAAGATATGAAATTTTCATCATTAATGGACGAAACCGTATTAAATATCAAAGGATATTGTAAAGAAACGTGTCCATTACAGTTTTTATGCTATGATCCCTCAAAGAATAATAATGACAATACGCAATTATGTTTGATACAAGAAGTAGAAAATAAAGAACTTAAGAATAAAAAGGTGCAAAGATTGCAAATTCCAGATGACGTTGATATTAAAGCTGATTATGTTGCTATAATAAACAATAAAGAATATGATATATTAGATTTTGAACCAGAATCGTCATTATTAAAAATAAATGTTATATCTTTGCAAGACAAATCTTGTAGATCATATGCAAACAAGATGTCGTCAATTGATATTCAAAAAAATACATCGATTGATATCACTCTCAAGAAGAAACAACTACAATTGAACGAATATCAAAAGATAGGAAAGAAATTGAAAGAACTTAACGATAGTTTATATAAATATAAATCAAAAATCAACAAAACAGTAATTCAAAATAATACTCAACGGGATATAATAAAATCTATTGATGTGCGAAGTTATATATATTACGCTATATTTGGAATAGCAGGGCTTATACTTTTAGGAGTAATGTTATTAGATGCTGATAAAAATAAAAAAATATATGCTAGCATTACAGTATGCTTAATAGTCATAATTATGAATGTAGTAAACTATTTTATGAGTAATAAATATATAGAAAATTTTGATTTGCAAAAAATAAATGATATATTGAAAGATCAAACTAATAAAGTAAACAATATTAAAAAAGCAAAAGATATTTTTGATGAAGTTATTGTAGAGATTTTGAAGTATTACGATGGATTAAATAAAATTAATATAATAAACGATACAAATAGTTTGATATTAAGTTCTTTGAATGACGAAGTTAGGATTTTTGAAGATAAAAACAAAACATTTCAATATACACTGAATAAAAATAATGAAGCCATTGAAATAATGAAACACGAGACTATACAAAAAACTGGATTTATAAATTTTATATCTATATCTTTTCTAATTTTCGTAATATTGTTTACATTTTCGTTATTGCTGAATAATAATATTAAATTATTTGCAATATTATTTGTTATATTTGAAACAATAAATATGTACCAGTATTACTATACTATTTTGCATCCCGTAAGAGTTAAACCCAGAAATAAATATTGGTACACATTATCTAATTCTTTTGTGAATAGTGTATAATAGTAGTTCAAAATGATATAAACCATATGGTGTTTTTATATAAAATATAAACACGTATGGTAAAACAAAACAATGAAGAAGATGAAGAATATATCCCTACTGACATATCATCTTCTATAACATCAAGTTGTGAAGACAGTAGCGTAAGTAGCGATAGTAACGTAAGTAGCGATAGTAACGTAAGTAGCGATAGTAACGTAAGTAACGATAGTAACGACGATAGTGATGATAATGATTTAACAAATAATAATATCACAATAATTGTTCACAATAAAAAACAAACAAATAAAAAAAGATCATCCAAAAATGGTATTAAGAAAAAAAAATATAATAAATATAAAAATTTAATCAAAAAATATAACAATGATGAAAAACAATTTTTTTTAAAATTAACAGAAGAAGAAAAAAACAATATTTTAAATATTGAAAATAATATATTAAGTACAAAATTTTGCAATGACACCGAGCCATTGAGATTCAAATTTTTAAAATATAATTTGCCAGATTCTACTAAGAACATTATTCTTTCAAAATTAGAAATATTGAATAATATGGTACCTGGTTCTGGAGAATTTTCTAAATTAAATAATTGGTTGAAATCGTTATCTCAAATACCAATAGATAAATATCATTTACAAAATATAAACCATGCAGATAATATTGCAACATATTTGCAAAACATAAAACGCTCATTTGATGAAAACATCTTTGGGCATAATGAAACAAAAGAGCAAATATTACGTATCATTGCACAATGGATCAGTAATCCAAATAGTAATGGCTATGTCATTGGAATTCAAGGATCCCCTGGAATTGGAAAAACAAAACTGATTAAAGATGGCATATGCAAAGCAATGGGATACCCTCTGGCGTTTATATCACTAGGTGGCATTAGTGATTCATCTTATTTAAATGGTCATAACTATACTTATGAGGGTTCAACGTATGGAAAAATTATTGAAAGCCTTATCAAGGCAAAAGTTATGAATCCAGTATTTTTATTTGACGAATTGGACAAGGTTTCAAATACTTCAAGAGGAGAAGAAATCATAAATACTTTAATACATATTACAGATCCTGTTCAAAACGATAGATATAATGATAAATATTTTGAAGAAATTGACATAAATTTATCAAAATCACTAATCATTTTCACATATAATGATGAAAATGCTATTAATCCTATCTTAAAAGATAGAATGATTACTATTCGCGTACCTGGTTATAATATGAGAGAAAAATTAGTATTATGCAAGGATTATATCATACCCGAGCTTTTGCCACAATTTAATATGAAAAGAAATGATGTAATATTTGACGATGAACTACTCAAAAAAATAATAGAACTACATTCTAATGATAAGGGGGTGAGAAATCTAAAAAGGATTATTAATGACATTTTATCATGGATAAATATGATGAAATATGTATCTTATAATGATGAAAAAATAGAAATACCTTTTCAAGTAACATATGAATTTTTTGAAAAATATAGCAAAAATATTAATACGAGTAGTTCAACAGATATTCGATTATCAATGTATACCTAGTCATAATAGTACAACATATAACCATAAAATCCAAACACAAAAGATATAAGCATAATACGGAAGTCTAATGTTTCAAATTGATTCGTTTGATATTCATACACAACCATTATACCACCTATGATATAATTAATCATAATTATCATTTTTAAATTTGTTAAATTAAAAATATGTGATAATACATATTCAATATTATTAACTCCCATCTTTTTATCCTTCTTTTTATTTAATATCAATAAAAAATATATTCATTTTATAAGGTGCATTCATAATTATGAGAGAAAATTTATATAA